TTTCAACCACTTTTGGGGAAAAAGAGGACGAAAAGACAGGGGGGGTAGCCTTATGGGCTAAAAAAACCGCCTGTGACTTATTACCGCGTGAGCTGTTACAGCGCTTACAACAGGCTACTAGGTTGTTAGGGTTGTACGCCTCAGACTTATCATCACTCTTAGATACTGGCACAATATGGTCAACTGTATCTGCCTCAGCATTACAGTAAAAGCAGGTGTAATTATCTCTAGATAAGACCTGCAACCTAACTGCCTTGTACTTACGCTGAGAGCGTGGGTCACCACGTCTAGTAGCCATTAGTAATGACCTACTCTCTTATGTCTATCTAAGGCTTTACAAGTATCACCTTTATAAATCCTATGATGCGTAATGTATTTAAGCCCTAAGTCTATCTGTTTATAAGGATTAGTCTCAGTCATTTTAAGCAGCTGTGGAATACCAAACGCACTACTCTTAGGATTCTTAGCTTTAGGATTCCAATTACTCTCTAAACGCCATAGCGTTACTAGGCACCTATAGGCTTTATCATCTAATAGCTTCATATGAGCATAAAGCTTATAGCTCTCTATGTTGGGGTTGTATGCATTAGCTGTTGTTATATTCATTGTTACTAATGCGCTTACTAGTAAGCATAAGTGTGGCGTTAGCTGATAGCGCTTGGCTGAGCTACGCCTCAGCGGCTCGCCTGCGCGGTACCAGCGTACCAGCGATGTCAAACGAGATGCAATATTAAGCGTAGTCTTGGGCGTGTCTGCACAGTTATTAGTACCTGTGGATAACTCCTGTGGATAACTATTTAGCATTTTTACCCCATCCAGTACCCTTGAATATGGCACCTACTGGGTCATAAATACGGCGCATATCAAAGCCGCAACACTTAGGTATGTTCACATCGTGTATAGAGCGCTGTACCTCGTAGCGTATTGAGCAGCTAATACACTCATACTCATACATAGGCATCTATTGTCACCTTTTCTCGCCCATTATCTAGCCATATCCAAGCTGACCAATACAGGCAAACCGCGCACAATCTCTCAAAATATCTAATGCAATACCTGCCCTCAATATTATCATCGTAAGACGTTTCATAGGTTTGAGTAGCAGGCTTTTTACACTTTTTACATAGTGTGTTTTGTTTGCCCCATTTTTCAGGCATAATCAACCAATAGGCATACGCTCATTTTGCTACATTTGATGCATTGTAAGACCTTTACATTAGGCGGTAGGTTATCGCTAACTATGCGCTCTAATTGGTCTGTTATCTTTTTACAACTGCGGCACTCAAAGCGGATAGTGTCCATAGATAAAATCCATTCTCTCGGCTTTTTCTACTTGCCATTTAAGTAGTGAGTCAATAGTTATAAGGTAGCCAAAAGAGATGTTAGGCTCAATATTGCAGCTTATATTCCTACCGTACTCTTTTACGGTGTTGATGAGGTCAGATTTAGAGACTATTACCGTTAAATCCTCTAGGACAAAAGCCCAATGCGTAGCCTGAGATACTGATAGGCCTGAAGGCTTAAATCCACGCTCGTTAACGTAGTAGCAAGATGTCTCTATGTATATATTGCCTGTCTCTTTCCAGCGCCTATCGCGTTTCACCTCTACTGTCTCCATAGTAAGGAGCCGGCGTACGGATTCTTCACCGTCTTGGCCGTAGCGAAGGTCTATATCCCAATCGGATTTAGAGGTAGTCATTACCTGCAATCCTTGCAAAACCATATAATGTTTTCATATGAGTTTTTTTGATAGCCAAACTTATCTAGCTGTGTCACCCTGGCGCATTTGTCGCACGTCTCGACCTTGTACTCAGCGATTAGCTCACCATCTATAAAGAGTTTACCCGTCATAGCTTTAAGGTTAATTAACTCCATTTGGCTACTCATACCTGAGGCGCCCATCCTGTAGAGGTTTGCATATACCAAACTGGCTCGCATTGAGTAGCCTTAGTCTTTTCTGTACAGCTGTAATTGCCCCATTTTTTATTTGTCTTGGTGGAGAATCCTTCACGCCAAACACGGGCGCCGTGGATGCACTCCGGCTTACTCTGTAGGTAAATACCGCCTAGCTCGTTTTTAACTGCTTCTATGGTTTGTGCCATAGGTGTAGTAGCCCATAAATCATCACTTACAGGTGCTACGTCTTTAGTACTAAGAGCTTCTACCTTTTCCATATCCTGTTTAGTGCTGCGAGCTATACCGCCAGGTGTGAGTAAACCAATCACACGGCCATAAGCTGAGGTAACTGCGTTTTCTACCCAAAAATGCAGATTTACGCCCCGGTCACTACGTGCCTCATAGGCAAAATCAACAGCGCTCGGCTTTTCATCTTCATAGTTTTTATAGGCTTCAGCCTTTACTAAAATATAACCTTTTGTTATATCTATGTCCTCAATATATGCCACTAGCCTTAGGCTGGGGTATTCGCTACGCGCTCTGATAATTCGAGCGTTGACATCCTCGTATCCTTCAAGAAAGTTACTCACTTAGCGGCCTCGCTCTCGCGTAATGCCTTAGCGATGTTACGGCCACGTAGGTAACCTTCACCCAGGCCTACTTTATAGCCCATCTCATAAGCTGCATAAATAAATAAGCCCATAAACAGGCACACCATACCGACCACTATTAAATCTAAACTGTTCATCTTTCGCCCTTTGTTAAGGCCGATAAGCTACTTATCCGAGTAGCCCTCTCGGCGTGTGTAGTTAAAGTATGAACCTAGCTACTGACAAAAGGCAACGCGACACGCCCTACTTAGCTAGTCTCTCCTCTAGCAATAATTCGTAAATCTTGTCCACGCGGATTTCTATACGCTCGACCCTACCTTTAAGGTTATGCCCGCCGTTGCCGTCATCGCGTAGCTCAGATAGGTAATACTTAACAAGGTGCCGCACAAGCCCAGCCATAAGCCCTGAAAGCGTAGCAATCCCCAAAGCTACGGCTATGTATGCCTGGGCCTGCGACACTTACTTAGCGCCTATTCCAAGTTGCTTTTCATTAGGTGCTACAGCTTTAAGTACTGGCCCAATAAGCCCAGCTAGAAAAGCATTAGCTAGTACTTTAGGGTCTGAAATGCCGGATAGATACAAGGCACCCACGCACGATAGAGCCGCACGTAAGTAGGACAAGGCCGCAGCCTTAAATTGCTCTTTCATTTATTAGCTCGATTCTGCCCTTAGTTGATTTGTGTTAATACCGCTACGGTATGGGTACCGCTTGCGGCAATAGCATAAAGAGCCTCGCGGTCACCTACGGTTACCGTTAGCTTGTCTCCGTTATCAAACTTATAGCCATTAGCTGTAGTTACGTTTGCCCCGCCTAAGTAAATCGCCCCGCCACCTAAGTTATGCAGGTTGGCAGTTTGGTCAAAGTTTGTAGCTGGCACTATTACCGTAGCTGTTACAGCTACTACCACTTGTGCGCTAGTTGGCATTTTCTAATCCTAACTTAGTAATTAAGGCCCTGACCTTTTCAGGGCTTAGTGCTATCTCAAAGTGCATCTCGTCTTTTCTAGTCCAATCCCCGCCCCAGGTTAGCCCGTACTTTTTAGCTAAGGCTCTAATCATCGGTACCTTGCTAGCCTCAAACGTGCCTACCTTGCCTAAAGGGTGTTTAGTTGCGTTAAGGTCTATAGCTGTGCCGCTTGCGTGGTTGCTTAGTTTGCCTACTACACCTCTTACGTCTCTGTAGGCATAACCCCAATCATCAAACGTGCCGCCCTCTATAGGCTCTATTAGCTCGTTGAACTCTTTAGCAAAGTTAATAAGCAAGGGCGCTACCTTTTCAGCGCAACGTATTTTTAGGCTTGTGCCCTCAACCTTAAAAGGCTTAACGCCTATCTCAGCCTGCTCTTTAGATGCTGGCCAGCCGTTGTAGCTAGTCTGCATTTAACTAAGCAGTAGCTTTGCTTCATCGGCAGTAATACCTAGCTTGGCTAGTAGTGCGGCTTTGTCGGCTTCGGCCTTTTCTAATTCTTCTGCCTTTTGCAATTTTGCAAAACGAGCATTGGCCCACTCTAAAATCTGTGCCTCATAATCGGCAGCGTTTAATTGTGTATAGCCTTTATCATCATCTCCTAATTGGATTGTAGGATTTTCTGCCTTGATGATTTCAATTACTTCGTTAAGTGTTGTCATTATGATTTCGCCAATCCATAGACGGAAATAGTGCCTGCGATATTTGATGATGAAGATAAAAATTGTAGTCCTGTGTAAGCGTTTGCAGCGTAATTTGTGCCGTTAAAATTAAAAAAACGGCCAGCATTTGCGTTGCTAAATTGACCCGTACACATTTGTGCCCCACTTACGCCCATAAGAGGAAAATCTAATTGCCCGCGTGTTGGCTCTGAGGCACTTCCTGCTTGGTCTGTTAATACATATCCAGCAGTTGATGTGTTTATAGCAGTTATGGTTGTATTTGCGCCATTTGTAATTATTGAGCAGCCTGAATAAGTTGTGGGCCCGTCTGTTGCGCCTATGCGGATTTTCATTAAAATATCATCTGTAGTAGTTCCAGCGTAAAAGTTTTCTAGAATTACAATATAACTGCTATATGTAGATGAAAAGATTCCGTCAAAAGTTGTGCCAGTATTTGCAACGCCGGAGAATGTACTGCGTTGGATAAACGTCAAACCGCTTGCGCTTGCTGCTGGTGTAGCCCATTTTACTTTATAAGGGCTAACTGTTGTATCTGCCGTTAAGAGTTGGCCAGTAGTACCAATAGGCAGGTTATCGTAAGTGCCGCTACCTGTACCGACTACAATATCTCCGCTTGCCGTAATCGTCGTAGCCATATCATTAGTAATAGTCACGGTGCCGCTTGTGCCACCGCCGCTAATACCTGTGCCAGCTGTAACGCCCGTGATGTCACCGATAGGTGCAGCTATCCAGGCAGCGCCGTCATAGTACTCAGTACTGTTTGTATCTTTGAG